CATTTTTATAACACACATGCAACCACAGCGGCAACCGTTAAATTAAATGGCGGTCCACACGAAGTCGTTATACCAGCAAAAGATAGCGGTGGGGGTTATGTTGAAATTGAAGGTGATTATACTCAATTTCAAATCATGACAGCTGGCGTTACTTTAGCAGTATACGCTGTTGCATAATTTGCGTGTATTAAAATAATATAATATACTGTAAAATACCGTATGGATAAATTTAACTTTTCTTTTCCGATTAATATGGTTAAAAAAGAACAACGTATTATTTCGGGTATTGCTACTGCCGATAATGTTGATAAATCTAATGATATTGTTGACTTTGCAGCGTCAGAAATTGCTTTTAAAAACTGGCAAGGAAATATTAGAGAAATGCATGCTCCAATTGCTGTTGGTAAAGCTATTAGTTATAAACCAATTAAAATGAAAGATGCTGATGGTAAAGAATATAATGCCATTGAAGTTGAAGCTTATATCTCAAAAGGAGCGGAGTCCACTTGGCAAAAAATTCTTGACGGAACTCTTCGTGCTTTTTCAATTGGCGGAAAAATTATGAAAAAAGAAATCTTGGCTGGTAAGCTCCATAATAACCGACCAATTAATATCATCAAACAATATGAGTTGGGTGAGCTTAGCCTTGTTGATAATCCAGCCAATGCTCTTGCAACAATTGATCTTGTTAAAATGAACACAGATGGCAAACTTGATTATGTTCTAAAGTGCTGTGATGGCGTGTGCGAATGTGTTGCTGTTGAAAAAAAAGAACGCTTGAAGGACCCTAAAGGTGGATTGACAGCAGCTGGCAGGAGACATTTTAAACAAACTGAAGGAGCTAATTTAAAACCTGGCGTTAAGGGTCCAGCTAATACGCCAGAGAAAATGCGCCGGAAGGGCTCATTTCTTACTAGATTTTTTACTAACCCATCTGGTCCGATGAAAGATAAAAAAGGCAGACCAACAAGGCTTGCTTTATCAGCTGCCGCCTGGGGTGAGCCTGTTCCTCAAGATATGCAAGATGCTGCTAGGTTGGCAGCTAAAGGCAGAAGGCTTCTTGAAAGATATAAAAACACAAAAAACAAAAGCTATTCTATCGAAGATGAAGAAGAGATTTTACTTGAACTTTTACTAGAATTAACACTACCTTTAGATGAAGAAAATTTAAATGAAGATTTTATTGATATTGAATTGCAAAATGATATAAATTATGATAATGTTAACCCTATGGAAAATTCATTGACAGATAATAAACTGTCTTTAATTAAGAAGTTTATCAATTGGCTTGCGCCAGAAGATAATTCAGGGCTAGAAAAGTCCGAGCATAATACTGAAACTTCAACTGAAGTGGAAGTGAATGTCAAACAAGTGGAGGAACAAGAAATGGATATTGAAGTTCTTAAAGAAGCACTTGGTTCAGTAATTGATCAGAAATTGACTGATTTCGCAGCTTCCTTTAAACAAGAAGTTGAAGAGAATGTTAATGCAAAGATTGAAGAAGTAGCCAAGAGCGTAGAAACTCAGAAAGCAGAGTTGGCTGAGAAGTTGGAAGCAACTGAAAAGGCTCTGGAAGTTCAAACAGCAAAGGTTGAGGAGTTTGCTCAAGCTGGTGCTGTAAAGAAAAGCGTTGACTCAGAAGACGATGAAGATGTGGAGCTTGTAAAGTCAGCACCTAAATCGTTTTGGGGAAACATGTATTTGCCACAGGGTTTAATTAACTCCTTGGGCTACAAGTCATAATAGGAGGAAATTACTATGGCAACACAAGAAGAAATCCTCGCTAAAGCTAACGAAGTAACTACGAGTGTCGTTGGTAATGCGTCAGGTGGTCTGCTTAACGCAGAGCAATCAAATCGTTTTATTGATTTTGTAGTGGATCAATCAAACCTCATGAAAAACGCTCGCGTTGTGCGCATGCGCACACCGACAATGGATATTGACAAAGTATCTGTTGGCACAAGACTCATGGCAAAGGCTACAGAGGCAACCGATACCGGTTCCAATGCGGCAGTAACTTTCACAAAAGTTTCATTGTCAAGCGTCAAGCTTCGTCTTGACTGGGAATTGAGCACAGAGTCTCTTGAAGACAATATTGAGGGTGCTTCGCTTGAAGATCACCTTGCTCAAGTAATGGCTCGTCAAACAGCTAACGATCTTGATGACTTGTTGATCAATGGCAATACATCGTCAGACAATGGCCTTCTTAAGGCGCTTGATGGCTTTACAAAGCGAGCGCTTGCTGGGTCTCTTGTTATTGATGAGGCTGGCAATAATATCAGTCGAGCAACATTTGACAGGGTTCTCCGCAACATGCCAACAAAATACTTGCAACGCCGAAACGAACTTCGTTTCTTTGCGGGCGCAGGTATTGTACAAGATACATCGTTCAGTTTGCAGAATCCAAACTCGGCAACAGCCGCAACTGCTGGTGCTCCGGCTCCAGGCTCAACATTTGGTGAGCAGGCGTTCATGAACGGTGCTATTCGTGCAAATGGTGGTCCTGGTGCAACTGGTCTTGCGCCATATGGTATTCCTTTGATTGAAATTCCATTGATGCCGCAAAATCTTGATGGCGATTACTCGTCAGCATCGGGCAGCCATGGTCATGTAGAACTTACCTTCCCAAATAACAGGGTAGTCGGTATTCACCGAGACATCACAGTGTACCGTCAGTTCCAACCAAAAACCGACACAATTGAGTACACACAGTTTATGCGAGTTGCTAATAACATTGAGAATCTTGATTCTTATGTCATTGCAAAGAACGTAAAACTTCGTTCACTCTAATTTGAACTAGGCATTAATTATGGCGGGGCAGGGTAAAACCTCCCCGCCATAATTGTGTATAATTGATTTAATGACATATTAATGATAGGATATATAATATGACAAATAGAGATAACATTGTAAAAAGCGAACATGTTGCACCGGTTAAAAAACAACCTGTAAAAAAAGTTATTAAAAAAGAAATTATTGAAGAAAAAATTAACACCAAAAATTCAACTAATAATATTTTAATTTATTTTGAAAGTGGTGCTGGTTATGTTACACAACACGGTTTAAAATTCTCAAGAGAGAATAGAATGGCAGAAATTTCTGCCGAAGAAGGCAATTTGCTATTAAGGCTTCCAAACTTCCGATTACCTAGTGATGAAGAAAAAGAAGTGTACTATAATAGTCAGGAGGATTAACAGATGGCCGGCAATTTAACAGATTATTTAGAAAATAAACTCCTAGATCACTTCTTGGGAACAACGGCATATACAATGCCAAGCCCAGTTTATGTTGCGCTGTTCACCGTCGCTCCAAATGATGCTGGAGGCGGAACAGAAGTCACTGGTGGTAGTTATGCTCGTCAAACTGCTACATTTGCTGTGGCTGGTTCGGGCGGTCATGCTACAGGTGCAACTTCAAATTCGGGGAATATTGACTTTACCGGAATGCCAGCCGCTACGACAGTAGCTATTGCGTTATTTGATGCATCTACTTCTGGAAATATGTTGGTTCATGGAACACTTACTACAAATAAACAAACAGATGCTGGAGATACTTTAAGAATTGCTACAGGCGATCTTGATATCAGCATAGATTAAGGAGATATCATGTTGCGAAGAGAATTCAATGGCTCTGTTCTTAAATCTTTATTGGCATCTAATATATCTGATTCCGCTTCATCTTTTACTGTGGTTGATGGAAGTAGCTATCCTGATGGAAGCTCAAATCCTTTTGTAGTTGTGATTGGCAGAACTCTTGCTAATGAAGAAAAAATTTTAGTAACATCAAGAACAGCCAATACTTTTACTGTTGCAACAAGAGGCTATGACGGGACTGCAGCACAAGCGCATACAACTACAGAATTTGTAGACCATATTCTTGATGCTAATACTATTCAAGACATGAATACAACGACTTATGATAATGAAGTTCTGGTGTGGATGGGGGTATAAATGCCTAATTTAGTTCCTAAAAATTTCTTTACTGGCCTTGCTTCGGCAAGTTCAGGCTATGTTTACTCAACAGCCAATACAGCCGGAAATTATTCTATTATCAAAACTATTAATATTTGTAACACCAG